CAGCGCCGATTTACACACAGGAAAATTTTTGAAAGGTGAATTTAGATGGGAAGAGCTAAGAAAATGGCAACTGTAACAAGCGAGGGAAGCCGCTTGGAACGCTTGGAAAATTTAGCACTGATTCTCGCAAAACAGATTGATATATGCGCGAAAGATGCTGTTGATGGTCCAAAGACAATGCCACAGCTCTCCAGGCAATACAGAGAAACAATCAAAGAAATTGAAGAAATAAAAGGAATGGAGAAAGACGATGACGAAATCGGAGAAATCCTGTCGGCACGAAAAGCTGATGGGAAGCCAGACACCGTCCGATAGAATTGTTCCGGATTACGCTTATACGGATGGCCCCGATGCGGTAAAAGTGCTTGCGGTCGGGAAATTGATTGTGGATCCGTGGCAGAGTGAAGTGCTGAATGATTGGATGGGGCGTACAGAGGATGATGTTTGGTCAGCGCCGACATGTGGCTTATCTGTTCCAAGACAGAACGGGAAAACACTGGATACTTCCGGGCGGATTGCATCCGGAATGATTCTGTATGCAGAATGGGTTATATACACAGCTCATCTGCAGAAAACTGCAACAGAAACCTTTATGGAATTGCGCGGCTTGTTTGAAAGCAGAGGACTCCGTAAGTATGTAAAAGAAATTAAGGTGGCACTCGGAAGAGAACAGATTATTCTAAAAAATGGTGGAAGAGTAGTATTTGTTGCCAGAACAAGGAATGGTGGTCGAGGACTGCATGGCGACTGTCTTGTGTTTGATGAAGCACAGGAATTGACAAGCGAGCAGCAGGCATCTTTTTTGCCGGCAATATCAGCGTCAAGGAATCCACAGACGATTTATCTTGGAACACCACCGGATGAAAATTGTACCGGCACAGTATTCCGGAAGATAAGAAAACGGGCAACGGAAGGTGAGAGCAAATCCACAGCCTGGACAGAATATTCTGTGAAAGAGATTGGAGATGTTACTGATCGTCAGAGATGGGCAGATTGCAATCCGGCACTGGGGCGAAGAATGACAGAAACAACCATAGCTGCAGAGTGCGAACAGATGGATGCGGACACGTTTGCAAGAGAGCGTCTCGGCTGGTGGTCGCCAATCAACAATGATCAGGACTATGCAATTGATAAGAAGAAATGGGAAGAATGTGCTTCGGAAAAAGAAAAACCGGAAGGGAAAACTGCTTACGGTGTAAAGTTTTCGCTTGACGGTTCGGCGGTAGCATTATGCGGAGCTGTCTGTCCAGAGGTAGGGGAAGCGAGAATTTCACTGATCGAGCTTAAAACAACGGACAGAGGAATCCAGTGGCTTGCGGACTGGCTAAATCAGAGATACAAGATGGCAAGCTGCGTGGTGATCGATGGAAGAAATGGAGTTGACTTCCTGATAGAGAAGATAACACCGGTGTGGAAATATAAGCAGTCAATTGTTCGACCGGCAGCAAAAGAAGTGATAGCAGCGGCGAGTCAGCTATCACAGGAAATCAATGAACAGACTGTAACATGGTATAAATACCAAGAAATACTGAATGAATCAGCAATTACGTCTGTAAAAAGACCGATTTCCGGTGGCTGGGGATTTGGTGGAGAAAACTCAATCCCGATTGAAGCAGCGGCACTTGCACTTTGGGGATGCAGAACATCGAAACGAAATCCGAACAGAAAGATGAGGATAGGATAATGGAGTTAAATTTTGGAAGAGTAGAAGGATTACCACCGGAAGAACAACAGTGGCTTCAGGAATTGAAATACATATATGATTATCACAGAAGTGCAAATAGAAAAAAACGCCGTTATTATAGCGGGAAAATCACACTGAATGAAGTTAATCTTGGGATTGCATTGCCAGCAGGTCTTGGAAAACTTGAGATTGGATGTGCCTGGGGAGCAAAAACCGTTGATGTACTTGCTGGAAGATCGATGTTTGATGGGTTTGTTACAGAAAATGGAACGAAGTCAGAAGATATGGATCAGATCATGAAAAGAAATCATCTCATTGCCGAATACAACAAAGCAGTGAAGGAAGAGTTAAAGTATGGATGCGCTTTTGCGGCGGTATCCGGAGAGGAAGATGATGCAAGAGTGCGCTTTTACTCACCACATTGCGCCGCAGCTTCATGGAATGCACACGAAGGACGAATCCGATATGGATTTGCCTTTGAAGATGCACGAAGAGATGAGTCGGATGTTACATGGTCTCCGGAACACGTAAATTTCTATACAGACACAGACATCTGGGAACTGGATCGGATTGGAGGAACGTGGTACGCCACACAGAATCCACACGATTTTGGTGAGCCGCTTATGGTGGCTCTGATCTGGGATGCGACAAACGATAAACCGTTTGGTCAGTCGAGACTGAAAGAGCCGGTTCGTAGACTAATTCAAGGATATGTAAGAACAGTTGCAAATGCAACAATCGGTTTGGAATTTGCCACTTCTCCACAGAAATATCTGCTCGGGGTGTCAGATGAACAATATGATATGCTGATTGATAATAAATTCAAACAGTATGTTGGAAGTATTCTCTACAGTACAAACAATCCAGAGACAGGAGAAAAGCCGAACTTCGGTCAGCTTTCACAGGGAAATATTGAACCACATGTGCAGATGCTCCGGATGCTTGCCACACAGTATTCAGCGGCAACAGGATTGGCAGTTACGGATGTTGGTGTGATAAATGATGCAAATCCAACTTCCAGTGAAGCAATTATTGCACAGTCGCAGACACTGATCCTTATGGCAGAACAGCTGAATAAATCAAATGGTGATGCATTGTACCGGATTGGACGGATGGCACTTGCAATTGAACTTGGAACGATTCCGGATGAGCTTCCGGAAGAAACATATGAGCTGATTGCACATTTTAAGAATCCGGCAATGCCAAGCGTGGCATCTACTACAGATGCAGCACTCAAAATTGCGACAGCGCGACAAGGATTTGCACAGACAGATATTTTCCTTGAAATGATTGGTTTTGATCAGGCGGATATCCGGCGAATCAGAGCGCAAGAACAGAGAGCAAAAGGAGATGCTATCTTGACGGAGGAATTTGGAAATGCAGATAACGGAGAAGGCGTGGGTGGAATACATAACGAAGATGTCACAGATTAGCCAGAAAGCAGCGGATCTGATGCACTCCTGGGTTCAAAAGAATGGACTGGAAAATGATAAAGCACTTTTGGACTACGCCTATGCACTGTCACAACACTATGGACAGGCTATCGGCGCATTATCGTGCCAGATGTATGAAGCGACAGCTGTAGCACAGGGAGTAATAGTCCCTACGGCAGAAGTAGCAGATCTCCCGGACTATGGGGAAGTGGCAAAAGCAGTAAAAGGAACAAAAAAGCAGTCTCCGAACAATATTCCTGGAACGCTTGCAAGGCTTGTAAAACAGGTAGGTGCAGATACGACACTGAAAAATGCAGAGCGTGACGGGGCGCAGTTTGCCTGGGTACCACATGGAGATACCTGTGCTTTCTGCATTACGCTTGCATCAAGAGGATGGCAGTATATGTCAAAAAAGGCGTTACGGAACGGACATGCTGAACACATTCATGCACATTGTGATTGTGAGTATGCGGTCCGGTTTGATGGAAAAAGCACAGTGGCAGGCTATGATCCGGATAAATATCTGGAAGAATATTACGATGCCAACGGGGATATCAATGAAATGCGGAGAAAGCGATATGCACAGAATAAAGATGTGATCAATGCGAGAAAACGAGAATTATACGCAAGTAAAAAAGCGGAAAAACTTGAAAAATTGAGGCGGTCTGATATACTGATATCAGGAGCGAGAATCACAGATCTGAATAGTGCAGAAGCTGATGAATTTGCGGAGATGTACTATGAAGAGATTAGACATTTTTCAACTGATTCAAAGAAAATAGCAGATAATCTCGGTAAGGAAGAATCTGACATAAGAAAAATTAAGGCATATTTATTTGAAGATGATTCTTTGATAGATCCGGATACGGGAGAAAGCAGGCAGTTTGATCCAGATTGCGCGATTGCACAGAGCTGGCAACGCTTGATGAATGGAAAAGACATTAAACTTCATGACAAAACTTTGATAGAGCATGAGTTGTTGGAAATGAAAATTAAGCAAGAAAATCCGGGCATAGATCATGTAAAAGCACATGAATTGGCATCGGAAAAATATAATTATCCGAAGGAGGCGCTGGAATATTATGGTAATCTTAAAAAACATAAAAAAAGTCAGTGATAGTATTTCGGCAAATTACTATCCAGAAGGAAAAGAGCCGGCAGGTTTTATGAAAATACGAATTCCGGATGGAGAGATTGTAGAACATGAAAATGCAAGCATGTTTGCAGCACCACACGTGAGGCGAGAACTTAAACGGATTGCGAAGATGGATAATCCACCAAAAGAAAAAACGGTAATATGGTATTAAAAGCCACTGATCGGAAACGGTTGGTGGTATTTTTGTACTCATTTTTAAGAAAGGAAGAGGTAAAACATGATTATCACAGGAATGGCGCACTTTGAGAGTGTTGCACAGAAGAAACTTGTTGAATGGTACCACAAGAACAGACCGGAGGTACAGATTGACCGAAGCAATGTATTTGTGGTTTGGTCCTGTAAAACACTCCAGAATTACAAGTGTTTAGCATCTACCACAATCAGTGGAGATGGTATCTATGCGGAGTACACCTACAACGGTGACAAACAGGAGCTGTACGAAGATGTATACGGTAAATTAACCAATACATGCCATACAGAGGAGTAGGAGGTAGACATGAAAAAATTATTTATCAGCCAGCCGATGCGTGGCAAGACTGACGAGGAAATCAAAGCAGAACGAGCCAAAGCAATTGAAGCGGCATCTGAACTGGTGGGAGAATCGGTAGAAGTGATTGATTCATTCTTTGAGAAAGCACCGGTAGATGCAAAGCCACTGTGGTTTCTTGGAAAATCTCTGGAACTTTTAGCAGGTGCAGATATCGCATATTTTGCGAAAGGATGGCAAGATGCAAGAGGATGTAGAATCGAGCACACTTGTGCTGTTGAGTATAACATTGATCGAATCGAACCGTAGGAAGGCGGTGATCCAGATATCTCCATTTAAGGCGCAGGGTTACGCGTCTTATTTTTATGGCAACACGTGCCTTAAACGTGGCAACTAAAAACACTCAAATCAGGAGGGAAACAAGATGGCAGATGATAAAACATTCACTCAGGCAGAAATGGATTCAATCATAGAGGGACGCCTTGCGAGAGAAAGACAGAAATATGCAGATTATGATGACCTGAAAGAAAAGGCAAGTAAGTACGATGAGTACCAGGCGCAGAATAAAACGGAACTTCAGAAGGAAAAAGAAAAGTCCGATGCGCTTCAGGCAAAATTAAGCGCACTTGAAAAGAAAGACACTGTAAGACAGGTAAGAGAAAAAGCAGCAAAAGACACTGGTGTACCGGTAGAATTACTGACAGGGGAAGATGAGGAAACCTGTAAAAAACAGGCAGAAGCGATTATGAAATTTGCGAAGCCAAAGAGTTATCCGGGAACTAAGGGAAACAGGAAAAAGACAACAGAGTATAACACAACGGATGATGCAATGAGAGAATTTGCACATCAGATTTTTGGTAAAGGAGAATAAAGAATATGGCAGCACTTATTAGCTCAGATTTTGAAATTCCGGCAGAGATTTCGCAGGGGATTTTTGAAAAAGCACAGAAAGGATCTACTCTGACGCAGTTATCCGGAGCAAGACCGCAGAAATTTGGAAAGCAGCAGGTGTGGGTACTTACATCGCCACCGAAAGCAGAACTCGTAGGAGAGGCAGGGCAGAAATCGCCAACACCAACTGCATATGCTCATAAAGCAGTAAATCCGTTCAAACTGCAGGTTACCATGAGATTTTCGCAGGAAGTACAGTGGGCAGACGAAGATGTACAGATCGGCGTATTGCAGGATCTGGCGTCAAATGCGTCAATCGCACTGGGAAGAGCATTGGATCTTGTTGGAATTCACAAAATCAATCCGCTTACAGGAACGGTATCAAGCCTTGTAAAAGAAGGGCTGGTTGACACGAAACAGAGTGTGCAGCTTGCAGGCACAAAGTATGATGAAGCAATCGAGGCGGCAGCAGGAATGATCATCTCATCTGGTTATGTACCGAGTGGTATTGCAATGGATCCAACACTTTCCTTTGGCCTTTCCACGATGAGGGATGCGGATGGAAGAAAGATTTATCCGGAAATTGGATTCGGACAGAATCTTACAAATTTTTCCGGAATGACTGCGGCAGTATCTGATACAGTTTCAGCAAAAAATGAAATCACACCAGATACGAAGTTACTTGGAATCGTAGGACAGTTTGATACGTTTAGATGGGGAGTACAGAGATCCATTGGCGCTCACTTGATCGAATACGGTGATCCGGATGGACTTGGAGATCTGCAGAGACAGAATCAGATCGCAATTCGTGCAGAAATTGTATATGGAATTGGAATAATGGATCAGGCAGCATTTACAAAGATCGTGAAGGCGGAAGGGTAATATGAAATATTTATACAAACAAACTGGAATAGTAGTGGAGTCTGACGATGTGTTAGACTCCACAATGTTTAAGCCGATTATTGAAGAAAAAACCGAGGATTTGATCGAGGATAGCGAAACAGAAACAGGAGTTGCAGAAGCTGAAAATACAGAAGAACCTGTGGAAGAACTCGAAGAACCGACAGAAGACTCAGTGATTCCAGATATAGAAGAACCAGTCGAAGCAAAGAAAGAGGCATCAGCTAAGAACACCAGAAAGAGAACGCAAACAGCGAAAAAGTAGGTGATACAATGATATACGCATCAATCGAGGATATTTGGAGACGAAAAGGAACAGATATTTCGGATACAGATTATGTAACGGCACTCTTAGAGGATGCAGCGATCATCATTGATGCATATAACCGCAATGCTACAGACGAGGCAAAGAAATTAGTGTCATGCAACATGGTTATTCGGACGCTCGGAAGCAGAGAGGAAGGTGTACCTATTGGAACGACACAGACAACTACGACAGCAATGGTATATTCGCAGACCTGGACAAATGCAAATGGAAGCGGCGAATTGTATCTGACTAAATTGGATAAGAAAATCCTTGGTGTCGGGAATCGAATTGGCTATTTTAATCCATATTCGGATTTGATGCAGGAGGAAGAGGCTAATGATTAAAGGAATACCGGTGAAGCTCTACGAACGGACCGCAAGTGGGACAGATACATTCGGACATCCGATATATACAGAGGCACCTGTGACCGTGGAAGACGTGTTGGTTGCTCCGGCATCGACAACAGAAGTGCTGGATATGCTTAATATTACTGGAAAAAAAGCAGTCTACAATATCGCGATTCCAAAAGGAGATACGCATACCTGGCAAGACTGCAGAGTGGATTTTTTTGGTGCATCATGGCGGGTGATTGGATTCCCTCAGCAAGGAATTGAAGAAAATATTCCTGGAAGATGGAATCAGAGATGGATGGTAGAGTGTTATGGCTAAAACGAAAGTTGAGTTAAATCGATCCGGTGTAAGAGAGTTAATGAAATCTGCAGAGATGCAGGCGATTTTACTGGAACAGGCAAATCAAATATCATCCGATGCAGAAAAAGAGTCGTATGTTGCGCAAACAAGAGCGGTTGTAAAAATAAATGGAGATGATGGAAACAACAGCTTGTTGAAAGCGATGGGTAGAAAAAATGATCGAAGAAAAGGTTAGAAAATATCTGGAAGCCATGCTTGATATTCCGGTAAGGATGGAAGAAGAGCCGGGACTTCCAGAGGAATATATCCTAATTGAAAAGACTGGATCCGGTGAAGAAAATCATATTGCATCAGCAACTCTTGCAATCCAGTCTTATTCAGGATCCCTTTATGGGGCGGCATCACTCAATGAAAGAGTGAAAGAAGCAATGGAAAAAATTGTTGAAATGGATGATATCAGTAAGTGCCAGCTTAACAGCGACTACAACTATACGGATACAACAAGGAAGAAATATCGGTATCAGGCTGTATATGATATGGTTCATTTCTGATGAAGGAGGATAAAAATGTCAGATGCTAAAAATGTAAGTACAGGCAAGCCGAAAGTAGGCGGCGCGATTTTTAGAGCACCGCTCGGAACAACATTGCCAACAGATGCAACCACAGAATTAGATGCAGCATTTAAGTCACTTGGATATTGTTCGGAAGATGGACTCACTAATTCTAATAGTCCGGAAACTGATAACAAAAATGCTTGGGGCGGCGACACTGTATTGAATATGCAGACCAGTAAGAAAGATAATTTTAAGTTTACGATGATCGAAGCCTTGAATGTAGAGGTCCTGAAGAGTGTTTACGGAGATGATAATGTTACCGGAACACTTGAGGAAGGGATTACGGTAAAAGTAAATGCAGATGAAGCGGAACAGAATGCGTGGGCTGTGGATATGATTCTGAAAGACGCAGTGAAGCGTATCGTTATTCCGTGTGCAAGCATTACGGAAGTCGGAGACATTGTATATAAGGACGATGATGCGATTGGATACGAGACAACGTTATCGGCAGTACCGGATGCGGACGGACAGACACATTACGAATATATTAAGGGGAATAAGAAATAATGAAGGGAAAAACAAGCAGTGGTTTTGAGTATGAGTTAGATGAAGCGGCGTTGGATGATTATGAACTTCTGGAAGATCTATGTGAAATGGATGAAGGAGACATGACAAAAACAATCAGCGTATTAAACCGTCTTCTTGGAACAGAACAGAAAGAACGTTTGAAAGAACATTTACGAATGGAGAACGGAAGGGTACCGGCGTCGAAAATGATGAATGAAATTGGAGAAATTTTTAGAAATGTAAAAGAAGGAAAAAACTCTTAGCCCTCGCCTACATGCTTAATTTAGATAAGGACGCACTTTTGTGCGATCTTGCAGAAACATATCATATCTATGATTATAAGTCGTTGCCGTGCAGAATGGTAGCGACTTTTTCTTGTGGGTTGAGGGAAAATTCGAGAATTAAAATGAAAATAGCAGGGATTGAGCCGATACCGGAACAAATGCTTATGGCGGCTATTGCGGATGGAACGCGCATGACTGCCTGGTTGCAATCTGAGGATGGAGCGACCGGGAAAAACCGTCCGAAGTCATTGCTTGGAATGATCCTGGGCGATGGAAAGGAAAAATCTAAAGAAATTCAGACATTTGATTCTGGAGAAGATTTTGACAGAGAATGGGCGAAATTGACGGGAAAGGAGGAATAAGATGGCTACAGAACTTGCAAAGGCATATGTGCAGATCATACCGTCCGCCGAAGGAATACAAGGAAGAATTCAAAAAGAAATAGAGCCGGAAGCAGACTCAGCTGGAAGTTCTTTCGGCGGGAAAATGGTTGGCATGATCAAAAAGGTTATTGCCACAGCAGCAATCGGGAAAGCTCTGTCAGCAAGCATCAGTGAAGGCGCGGCACTTGAACAGAGCTTGGGTGGAATTGAAACGCTATTCAAAGATTCAGCTGATAAGGTAAAAGCGAATGCGGCAAAAGCTTACCAGATAGCGGGAATGAGTGCAAATGACTACATGGAACTCACCACAAGCTTTTCTGCGAGCCTTCTTAGTTCCCTTGCTGGTGATACCTCTAAAGCTGCAGATGTGGCAGATATGGCAATGGTAGACATGTCTGATAATGCAAATAAGATGGGAACCAATATGGAAGACATCAAAAATGCATATCAGGGATTTGCCAAACAGAACTATACAATGCTGGACAACCTGAAGCTTGGATATGGTGGTACGAAGTCGGAGATGGAGCGTCTTTTGGCAGATGCACAGAAAATCAGTGGCGTGGAATACAATATTGATAATCTATCAGATGTCTACAGTGCAATTCACGTGATCCAGGGACAGTTGGATATTACCGGAACGACAGCAAAAGAAGCGGCAACGACTATATCTGGATCGTTCAACCAGATGAAAGCAGCGGCTAAAAATGTAATGGGAGAAATTGCTCTGGGAATGGATGTAGGACCGGCACTTAATGAGTTGGCTAATACAATCATAACCTTTGCAGTTGGAAATCTGCTTCCAGCAATATGGAATGTGATTTCTGCATTGCCGTCAGCAATCGTTACGTTCATTACTGCACTTGGACCACAGCTGTTTACTGCAGTGTCTGGATTGATTCCGCAAATTGCAAGCGGAATCACAACAGGAATACCGACTCTTTATCAGAGCGCAATGCAGCTTATGGATCAGTTTAATATCGGAATCCAGGAGCAACTCCCGATCTTGTTGCAGAAGGGTGTGGATTTCATAACAAACATTGTGAATGGAATCTTGCAAAATTTACCGCAAGTAATAACGATGGCGGGCAATGTTATTACATATTTTGCCAACACAATTATCTCGATGTTTCCAACAATATTGAGTGCTGGCGCAAGATTACTTTTAAGATTGGTAAATGGAATTATAAATAATCTGCCACAAATTGCTCAGGCTGCAGCAACTGCAATTGTGCGTTTTGTAGCGTCAATTGGACAGAATCTTCCACAGATTCTTCAGAGTGGTATTACGATTATCGCTAAGCTGGCAGCAGGCTTGATACGTGCTATTCCGAATTTGGTTGGACAGATACCGGCAATTATCAGCGCAATTGTGAATGCTTTTACGAGCCAGAACTGGGGAAGTATTGGAATCAATATCATAAGCGGTATCGCATCCGGACTTCGTTCGGCGGCACATATGCTATGGGATGCTGTAAAAGGTGTTCTTGGTGGATTTAAAGAAAATGTTCTGGCATTCTTCGGAATTCACTCACCGTCACGTTGGGGAGCTTATGTTGGAGAGATGATCGATACCGGAATTGCGAATGGATTGATTGGCAAGACAACATTAGTATCCAATGCGGCAGAAGAGCTTCGGAAGTCTGTAAAAAAACCAATTGGAACAAGTATGGACCTTGCAATTTCTGGCAAAAGCAGCACTGAAAGTCAGAACAGCACGATTGCAGAGAAGCTGGAAGCATTACTGGAATATTTAAAAACAACATCCAGACGTGGAGACGGCAGTATAGTTATAAATTTAAATGACAGAGAAGTAGCAAGAGCTTTGAGAGAAATGGGGGTTGTGTTTGAATGATCGAGATTAAATATGTATGTTCCAATGGAGAAGAATACAATCTGATCGGAGACAAAATGAGAGCAACCTCCGGATATTTCCATGCTTATGAGTGGACACCCAATACAACAGAAAGAGAAATGGGTGTAACGGTGAATGCTTTTGCAAAAGAACCGGTGACGTATGATATTACTCTTACCGTGAGAGGCAAAGAAAAAGAAAGAAAGCAGATCCTTAATAAGCTTACGAATGCTTTTGAATACGATGTGGTCAATCTGACTCCAGGAAGAATTTACTATGGCGAATACTACATTGATGGATATGTAAAAAAATCAAGCAATGAAGTATCGGGTGAAAATAATAGTCGTACAGATTGCAAGATAGAAATATACTGCCCGTATCCATTCTGGTCGATGGAGCAACAGGAAAGCTTTTATCCTGATTCTGCAAATAAAGGAAAGCCATATACATTCTTAGACTATCCGATAACGTATAATTATGATTATTCAAGAAAGAGTGCCGGAACGCAGAACTGGATTATCGATCATTTCCGAGATAATAACTTTGAAATGGTAATATATGGTCCATGCGCTGATCCAAGAATACTGATAAACGGTTATCCTTATCAGATTTATGAGACGTTAGAAGCAGGTGAATATATATTAATCGCCAGCAGAGAGAAGACGATCACAAAGCATCTGAGAAATGGAACTGTGCAAAATATTTTCGCAAAAAGAGCGAAAGACAAAAGCGTATTTGCACTGATTCCGTCTGGCGTACTGACTCTTAACTGGAGTGGTGAATTCGGCTTTGATATTAAGGTATACAAAGAAAGGAGCGTGCCGGAATGGAACTGATCTATACGGATCCGATAGGCAAAGAGCTCGGATATATCTTAAATGCAAATGTAGACATGGAAATCGGAGAAGATGAGAAAAGCTCAATCAATGATTTTGAGATCGAATTTAAGAGATCCGGTTGGAATGGTACGGTTGAGTTCGGAAGTCAGGTGTATGTTCCGGACACAGAGTATGGCGGAATAGTTCGGGAGGTAACTACAAGCACAAAAGCGAATAGTATCACCGTAAAGGGATATACCTGGCGCGGAATGATGACGAAAAAAATAATCAAGCCGGAAGAAGGACAGGATTATGCGATAGCATCCGGAGAAATAAATGAAATCATCAAAGGAAAAGTAGAAGAAGCATTTCCGGGCTTTTTCTACGGAGTCGTTGAAGATACAGGCATTCAGTTGACGAACTATCAGTTTGATCGATATTGTACGCTACATGAAGGTTTAAGGAAGATGCTGCAATCCGTAGGTTACCGCTTGGAAATCAAGTATATTCAAGGCGATAAATACGAAATGGGCTATGTTCGAGTAAGGGCTGTTCCTATCGTAGATTATTCATCGGAATACGAATTTTCAAACGATCAGAACATGAATTTTACGATGGATGACAATAAAAGAGGCGTGAATCACTTAGTATGCCTTGGAAAAGGAGAGTTAAAAGACCGCCTGGTTATCCATTTGTATGTCGACGAAAAGGGAAACGTAGGACAAACGCAGTACTATCGAGGAATTGATGAAATCGAAGAAACTTACGATAGCTCCGGATCAGAATACGATGACCTACTCAAAAATGGAATTGCGAAACTTACAAATTCCAAGAATAAGACGGAATATGACATGACGATGGAGAAAATAGAAGGAAGTATGGATATTGGAGACATCGTTGGTGGCCGAGATTATCTAACCGGTGCCAGCATGAAGAAGCCGATCGGAAGGAAGATATGGACGATTTCAGCTGGCAAAGAAAAAGTAGAGTATAAATTGGAAGGAGAGTCTTAATGGATATAATTACAGGATATACCGGAAGTCCACATGTTACTGCAGAACAGGACAGAGATATCAATATTGGAATTTTTGGAAATGAATCTTATGTGCTGCAAACAGGATCACAGTTGACTGCGGAAGTATCGTCAAACAATGAGATTAAAGTAAGAGATGGTGTGATCATGCATCAAGGGTGTGCTGCATCGATTAAAAAGAACACATACGATTCTCTCACCATTACAAATGGATCACAGGGAATGAAAAGGGTAGACCTTATCGTTGCCAGATACAGTAGAGATCCAAGTACAAATGAAGAATCACTTACCTTGAAAGTAATCCAGGGAACACCAAGCGAAAACAGTCCGACTGTACCAGGTTATGCAACAGGAGATATACAGTCAGGAGATCTTGTAGCAGACATGCCACTTTACCAGGTCATTCTCAATGGACTTAATATCACGGAAGTTAAGAAGTTGTTTAGTGTGCAGGGATCCATTGCTGAATTAAGTAGCAATTTAACCAAAACTAACACTGTTTTAGAGAACAGGAAACCAATATTCATTGATTCAACGGCGCAAGGAACAGCAAATTTGGATACCAATAGCTTTTTGAAAGCTGGCGTTACATATGCTTTCATCGTTATAGTTTCCTCCAATATCAGCAGTGAAAGCTATAAACAGGAAATCGCTTGTGCATTAAACAATGTAAATATGGGAAATAACGGAAACTATTACAAATTAGTTTCTACTTTTACAGGAAAATGTAGCAAAGGCGATAAGCTTCATATTACTTCGTACAAAAATGGAGGCACATGGACTCTTTTTACGACAAGAGCTATTTTTATACCAGTTAGCTAATTAGCTAAAATAAGCCGTTGCTGCAATCATTACGAATGAGGCACTATCTGTACCGACGATATATACTACACCATTTTTTATGTATATACGTGCTTGTGTTCCAGCAGGTCCACCATTATGCATAGCTATCGGAATAAGACACTCGAATTCGCCATAACCATTTGGTGTCATTCCTGACGGGACACTGCCGAGAGCCTGATCGTTTGCAAATTTTCCATCATCAGAAAATCTTATCGATCCAGCAACAAATACCATGTGACCTATTTTGCGGAATTTTAGCTTTTCTGAAAGATTATTTGCATTAGTCATATATTTCCAACCAGAATCGGCAGTTGCCGTTTTCAAATTGCTACTTAATTCAGTACGCCAGTTGATATACTGAAAGCAAAAAAAGGAGCAATGTATGGAAGCGAAAATAATGGATGTATTGCGAAGAATGCAACCGGTTTTAGATGAAATGCAATTACGTGAGCTGAAAGAAGTGCTGCAGATGACATTTACCGGATGCAGAGTAATCCAGGAAACGGACCTGCAGGTTGTAGACAGGAGCTGGGAAGTGGATCTGGAAGAGTTTCTGATGAGTAAAGCACTGGAAGGAAAAGCATCAAAGACAGTGAAGCAATATCGGTATGAACTGGTTCGGTTACTGACCTATATCAATAAGCCAGTGAAGAACATAGATTCTGGAGATATTTCTGGATTCATGCGGGCTTATAAAATGATCCGCAAGGTAGCAAACCAGACACTAAAGAATGTCCGGGCAGTGTATAGCAGCTTCTTCGGATGGCTGCGAGATCGTGACCGGATTCGGAGAAATCCGATGGTGCTGGTGGAATCAATCAAAGTAGAAAAGAAGATCCGGAAACCATATACTGATGAAGAACGGGAGCGGATGCTGCGTAAATGCAGCAGTCTCCGGGATAAAGCGTTACTAGAATTCCTATATAGCACAGCGGTCAGAGTATCGGAGCTTGCAGAGATTAACAGGGAAGATATCCGGTATGCGAATAAAGAACTGATTGTGTATGGAAAAGGAGCGAAAGAAAGGACGGTGTACATCAATGAACGAACCAATATGTACCTGAAAGAATATCTGGAAAGCAGAAAAGACAATAATCCGGCACTATTTGTCGGAAGCAAGAAACCGAATAGTCGGCTGACGAAAACAGGAATTGAGGATATCATCCGGCGGATTGGAGAGAAGGCGGGCGTAGAAAATGCACATCCGCATCGATTCCGGAGAACAGCTCTGACGAATGCACTGAACCGCGGAATGCCTCTGCAGGAGGCTATGATATTTGCAGGACACGCAAAGTCAGAGACAACCATGCGATACTGTACGGTGAATCAGGAAGGTGTACGGTATCATCACTTTAAATATTTAAGCGCATAAGTAAATAAACTTATTTATTTACACTCGGCATTGGTCGGGTGTTTTTGTTATGCGCTTTTATATATGTAACTTTATCAACCAGTCAAAGGAGGGATTCTGAACTAAGTAGCAAAATAACAGCAATGAATAATATAATCAAAAATGTTGAAATCACAAAAACAAATTTGAAGGTTGCTGCTAATTCTGATTTTCGATGGGCCTGGGACTTGCCGACAATACCTGGCTATTATCCGTTAGAGGTTTTAGCATGGAATTTTCATGGCGATTACGATCTTTGGTTAAATGTATCTACGGCTGCAAGATATTCTACAAGTAATCAATTTGGGATTGAAGGACACAACTTCGGAAACGGAACCGCAACGGTTACATTGTTTGTTCATATTTTGTATGTTAAAAATGGATTTTGTTCATATGTAAAGGCATAATTATTTCCATTTTCCCATACGAATAATATTTAGCCTACATCCACCAGAAACCTGTATAACGCTTCCGGAGTTTTGCAGAACAGTAAACCGTATTTTATCTCCAGCGTTGATTTCATTTAGAAACATAAAATCGGCACCATTATAAGGTCCTATGAGTTTAGACTGTCTTGACTGCTCCACATTGTTTCTTTCCAATTTTGCGTATAGACTCAATTGTTTTGCAACTCCTTGTTGGAAGTTCATATACGCATGAATTAGATATATACCATCTTGCGGAACTGTAAAAGTATGCTTGTAATTCGTAGCATCATAATTATGCACAAGTCCTATATTGTCAAGAATCTTTTTACTGAAATCAGTTCCTTGAAATTCCGAGTTGCTTGGTGCGATATTGTATGCACCATTATTCATGTACACAGCCGTTTTTACTAAATTGCTATTTAGTTCAGAATCCCTCTAAAAAGAAGAAAGGGGCAAACAGAAAATGAAAATCACATTCAATGATGGTCAGGAACTGCAGATCCAGCAGGTCACTGAGCAGACGGATGGCGCACTTCTGATCAAGACCATTTCAGCATCCGAGGATCAGCTGAAGACTTTATTCTCTGATCAGACAACAACTAAGAGAATGTCTGTGAGCGAACGGGATGCAGATACCGTTGTGTATGAAAACTACACAAAGCTCGATGCAATCGTGAAGTACACGGCCGGCATTCTTGGTGTGTTAATGTACCGGGAAGGAGAGGATCCGGACAGCCGGATGGCAGCTCTGGAGGCACGACTTAAAGAAGCAGAAGAGAAAAATGCGAACCTGCAGTCAAGAGTCGAAAAAGCGGAGGAGAAAAATGAAATGCTCGAAGGATGCATTTTGGAAATGTCTGAAACGGTATATCAGTAAAACGATAATTGTATTAACCATTTTATTTTTATTCATATTATTACAAATTTCAGGAGGAAAAGAAATGATGGCAATGTTATGGGCGCAGCAGATTATGTTAGGAAAGAAAACTTATTCACAGGTACCGAGACTTTTAAAGGACAAGGTAAAAGAGGTCCTGATTGATTCCGGAGCAGAAGATCTGGTAACAGAAGACAAGCAGTAGAGGTGAAGCGTAGATGGCAGTAAAAACAGCTCAATATATATTTAATGGTCAGGCATACAATCTGACCTATAATTCGACCTCCGGGAAATGGGAAGCTACGGTTACAGCTCCAAGTAAGTCGAGCTACAATCAGCCGGATCATGTTCTTGGCGGAACAGTAAAGGTTACAGATGAGGCCGGCAATACTACCACGGTAGATCAGAGTCATGCTACTCTCGGCGCATCACTTAAACTCCGTGTAAAAGAAAAGACAGCACCGACTATCACGATCACGTCTCCGTCTGCAGGAGCTTATATCACAAATACGACTCCGACTATCGAATTCCAGGTAAAAGATACAGACTCCGGAGTAAATGCAGGAACAATTGCAGTCACAGTTGATGGTACAGCTGTATCGACGGTAACAAAGACTGCTATTGACGGTGGATATAAGTGCACATGCACATCACCGACGTTAAAAGATGGATCACATACGATTTCGGTCAAAGCATCCGACAACGATGGTAATGCAGCTGCAGCTAAGACAGCAACATTTACAGTTGATACAGTGCCTCCGACACTGCAGATCACAGCTCCATCAAATAACCTTATAACCAACAAGAAGACAGTAACGGTAAGTGGTAAAACAGATGACGTATCATCTAAGCCAGTTACAGTAACGGTAAATGGAGCAACTGTAACGGTCGGAACAGACGGAACATTTACTAAGGACGTGACTCTTGCTGAGGGTGCAAATACCATCACAATCGTAGCTAAAGACAAAGCCGGAAAGACTACTACAGTCACACGTAAGGTTACTGTCGATACGTCAGCTCCGGTGATTAAGTCAGTGACTCTTACTCCGAATCCAGTAGACTGCGGAAAGACATTCATTATTGCAGTCGAGATTACCGACTAGGCGGTGCGCCTATGGTAGTAAAGGTAAGCGGTAAGATAGATGGAAAAGAAGTAATATTCGAAAGAGCTGAAGGGGACCGGTGGAATGCCACGGTCCCTTATGATTTAGATGGAATGTATGTGGTGGAGCTGACGGCAGAAAATGATGCAGGCAATATTGCATACTGCACGAAGATGCTGTTGATTGTTGATCCGGCTACTCTATGCGTAAGACTTGTTCCACTTGATTATATGGTGGAAATTGTTCCAGAAGACTGTAAGGTTACAGTTATTCCGAAAGACTATGCTGTAGAGGCAGTTCCGGAGCAGTATCAAGTTATCGCAGAGCCAGATCCGCTTTTTGTGGAGGTAATTTATCCGATACATGGAAGGGGGTGTTGTTGTGAACAAAATTAGATTTATCCTGGGCGAAGACAAGCACGTTAAGCTATTGGTGCGAAGTCCTAACGATGAGCCATTTACGATTCTGACAGCATCTTATGAGCTGGCACGTTACACAGACATCGTGGTGCAAGGAGAGTGCGATATCAATGAGCATTATCTTGACTGCAAGATTGCTCCGAAAGAAAAAGGAACACATATATTGGAAGTGACTTATACGGTTGCGGATTCGATCAGGAAAGCAAGGATAGAAGTTGAGGTGGTTTAATGCTTAAAATTACAGATGTGAAATTAAGCAAAAATACGGTTGCGACCGGGGAAAAATTTACGATTTCTGTACAGATCCAGGAAACGGTTGATTATCCGTATGACTATCCATACGATTATCCGATATCTTATACCGGAGCAGCAAAGCCGGTAAATTCATAAAGAAAGAATGAGGAATATGAAAGTGGAACAGGCAAACTATATCAAAGCAATTTTTACAGCAGTATTTGCTTTCCTGTCAGCGCTTCTTGGAGTGCTTGCAGTGCCGGTGATCCTGCTGGTGGTATGTAATCTGATTGATTATGCTACCGGACTTATGGCAAGCAAATACAGAGCACAGGATATCAATTCCTATAAAAGTATCAGAGGAATTTTCAAAAAGGTATCTATGTGGCTGCTGGTAGTTGTGGGAGCGATTATTGATGAAATGCTTCTATATGCATCAACTTCAATTGGTTGGAAGTCACCAGTCACATTTCTGGTGGCATGTGTCGTGGCAATGTGGCTGATCTGCAATGAGATTATCAGTATTTTAGAAAATATTCAGGACATGGGAGTGAATATCCCGGCATTTATGCAGCCGCTTGTGAAACACATCCGATCGCAGGTGGAAGATCAGGTGAAAGTGGATAATGATTCAGAGGGCGAATAGTTGCCCTCTTTTTGAAAGGAGAAACATTATGGCAATGAATGGAATTGATATTGCAAGTTACCAGACAGGGATTGACCTCACAGTCGTACCGTGCGACTTCGTGATCGTAAAGGCAACAGAGGGAACAGGCTATGTGAACCCGGATTTTGCAAGGGCTTACGCACAGGCTAAGAACGCCGGAAAGTGTCTTGGAATCTACCATTATGCGAATGGTGGAGATTACCAGAAAGAAGCAGATTATTTTCTTGATAGAATCGGAAACCGTATAGGTGAAGCAATTCTCTGTCTTGACTGGGAGGGGAAGAGCAACCCGGCATTTGGTAGTTCGGATTTTGCATGGTGCAAGAGCTGGCTTGACTATGTATACCAGAAAACAGGCGTGCGTCCGCTCCTGTACTGTTCGCAGTCTGTAGCCTATAAATTCAACAATATCGGAAACTATGGGCTCTGGATTGCACAGTACGCAGACATGAACGCCACAGGCTATCAGGATAAGCCGTGGAATGAGGGAGCTTATACTTGTGTTATCCGGCAGTATAGCTCTTGTGGTAGATTGAATGGATGGGGCGGTAATCTCGATCTGGATAAATTCTACGGCGACAAGGACGCATGGAACAAGTACGCCGGAAAAGGAAACACAACCAAACCGGCAGAAACACCGAAACCGACAGTGAATACTCCGGGCGGATCCACGCTCGATCTGGTTGTTGGAGTCATGCAGGGCAAGTACGGTGATGGTGACAACCGCAAGAACGCCCTCGGAACACGGTATACGGAAGTGCAGAGCTTCATCGACCATATCTATTCTGCATCCGTAGATACACTGGTGAACGAAGTGAAAGCTGGTAAATATGGTAACGGTGACACAAGAAAGGTTGTTCTCGGTAGTCGTTACACAGAAGTCCAGAACAAGATCAACGCTGCGTCTGCCAGAAAATCAAATGAGCAGATCGCACAGGAAGTTCTTGCCGGTAAATGGGGCAACGGAAATGACAGAAAGAATCGTCTTTCAGTTGCCGGATATGACTACAATACGATTCAGAATATCGTGAACGGTAAGTCAGGTGCTTCATCCGCACAGTATTACACTGTCCAGTCTGGAGATACGCTTTCCGGTATTGCAGCTAAATACGGCACGTCCTACCAGAAGGTTGCGCAGCTTAATGGGCTATCCAACCCTAATTTGATCTATGTTGGTCAGATACTGCGGGTGAAATAATAAATATTGTCTTGTACTAACTAAACTACCCCAAACGGAGTCAACCAGTTAGTACAAGACGCTATAAGAAATCAACAGAGTCAACGGTATGATCAGTATTCAGGTGAATCTCCCGGATAATGGAGTGCCAGAAAGCTCTGCGGTTTTCTTGGGTTAAATTGTAGTACATTGTTCTAAAGTCTGTATTCAGCAGCTCTTCCAGATAAGCATAATCAGGTTCTAATTCCGGAGCCGCATTTAACAATTCATTCAGTTCGTTTTCAATCCGATCATATTCTTTGCTGTAATAATCCCATTCGATTCTTCCTTTCTGGAAGAGAAGATTTAATCGTTCTAATTCTTTCTGGAGCTTTTCAGGAGTCTGAATTTTCTTCTTTTTTTCTTGTTCCTTTTCAATTTTTTCACATTTTATTTTAAATTTATTGTATTCGTATTCCAGATGCTCAATCAGGTATTGTTCTATGAGATTTTGACTTACCATGTGCTTGTATGTACATTTGTGATCAATAAAAGTTTTGTTGCATCGGTAATAGCAGTATACTTTTTTGGCACCGGTTTTCCTGTTGATAATGGATGAACCGCCTCTTGCGCTAAGCCTGCGTCCACAGATCGGACAATTTATCATGCCACTGAAAAGATAAATCCGGCCAGAAGGAGCACGCTTAACATTTGCGTTCTGTATTTCCTGCAGATTGTTCCATTCAGATTCTGTCAGGTAAGCAGGGCAGTATGGAATCCCGCGATAGGTTCCTTTGTAAAATTCACTCGACAGCAGTGTTCGCATATTCGCCCATGTAAAATCCGGATCATAATTTTCCTGAATATAGCGCATGGAAAGCCCTTTTGCATGGTGCTTAAAGAAAAAACGATAAAAAGCATTTACAGTGTCTTCTCGATCTGGATCTTTTACCATGCGTTTTACTCCATCAATGATTCCGGATTTGTAGCCGTACCCCATATTCACATCACCGAAGATCAGTTTTCCCTGCCGGATAGATGCTTCGTTTACGAATTTGATACGTTCGCTGGTGGTATCGACCTCATTCTGACCGATAGATAGAACTACATTCAGCTGCAACCGTCCATCCCTGGTTTCCATATTGATTCCTGGTTCACTGGTGCTGATCCAGCGGACGTTATTATTGTCGAGGACTTCTTGGACCTTATAAAAATCAGACAGGTTACGGAACCATCTGTCAATCCGCCAGAAGATGATCACATCAATTTTTCCGGCTTTTACATCTTCGAGGAGTGAATGGATAGCTTTTCTCTTTTTTAATTCTTTACGGGCAGTTTTACCCTCGTCAGCATAAACTCCAGCAACGGTCATATTATGTTCTTTGGCGTAATTGGTCAGGTACTGCTTTTGTGCTTCCAGGGATTTACCGTGCATCATCTGTTCAGCGGTAGACACACGGATGTAAATGGCGCAGCGTTCAATTTTACTTGGCATATTATATCACCTTTCTCTTCAATATACGTAAAAATGAGCATAAAAATAACAGCCTGAGAACTTTTGTTCTCTTGCGTGGCTGCTCCGGAGATGATACAATATTATTCGGAAATCAGTGTATCTCTTCGGAGTACTGAAAGAAACATATTGGCGTATGTTTCGTCCTATGACCGTTCCTGTTGGCGCAGGAGCGGTTTTGTTTTGAAAAAATGTTTATATAACGTAAAAGACCTCGCATTTCTACGAGGTCTTTCAATAAATACGGCTCGCCAGATGACTGGGAGCATTGTCTTGTATACTGCCGGTTAACGGCTTTGTTTTAGCTTATTTATTATATACCTCATTATATGAAAATGTCAATAAAATATGTTGATTTTTAAATTTTTCTATTTGTAAAGTTAGAAATAATTTCCTGATCTATGCGATCAAGCTTTTCGTTGGAAAGCTTTACATTGCTTAAAATATCGAAATTAGTTTTCGGATCATAAATTCGTATTTTGCTGATGGTTGTGATTTGTCCAACTAAAGCAATACTACCAAGTTTTGCTTTATTGATTTCGTTTCTCATTCTTTTTAATAACAATAAATCCCTTGCACAATCCTCTAAATCCTTTTGGAATTTATGCATGTCTTCTGGATGAGTTTTGTAAGTGGCGTCAACTTCTTTCTTGAGGTCAAAGACTTTCTTTTCCAGAGGTCTTTGAATATAAGTAATTTTGGAAACTAACCCTGTGTATAGTTCGTTACCTAAATAGATACAACCTTTATGAAGATGATCTACATCAGATTTCTTCTTAACAGAGGTAAGCGGAACAACAGTTATTACAGGGGAGTTCTTTGAATTATTTTTTTCGACAACAACGCAATAGTGCAACCCACCTTCTTCGCTACCAATATTATAACCAAGATGGACTTTTATGATTTCACCTCGTTTGTATCTTCTTAAACTGGATGGGGAAAAACGAGATTCAAAATCGAGAAAAGTAGACCAATCTTCAAGCCAATAACTTAATTTGTCAGCTTTTCCACGGGTTTTAGAATCTGGACTATTGATCAAAGAGTCGATATAGTGTTCCATTTTTGCCAAAGCCTTTTCTTTATGTCGTTTAAGCTCTTCTTTTGTTAAATTACGTCCCATATATTTACCTCATTTCTTTTGGAAACAAAAATGTAATTGTTTATATAGTTACGATTAGTTCTCTTGCGTGGCTGCTCCGGAGATGATACAATATTATTTGGATTTAGGTATCTCTTCGGAGTGCTTAATAGAGAAACATATTGGTGTATGTTTCATCGCTCGACCGTTCCTGTTGGCGCAGGAGCGGTTCTTTTATTTATGTTATTCTGCCTGCTCAAGGGTTATAGTTTTTGTTATTCCGGAAACTGTTACCTGATAGGTAATCTGCTTGTTTGAATCGGAATAAGAAAACTCTTTTGTATCATCCAGAGAGGCGAGAAGAGCGGAATCGGTTGCTTCTTTGTCTCTGGTAGATGTCCAAGTATATTCTTCAGAATATTCTGTAGGAGCAGTATAGGTTCCAACCCAGTAAACAGCAGTTGTATTCCCCTCATCCATAATCCAGTTTATTGTGATGGTATCCTCTGTAATATCTGCCTGCATCCAAGTACCGTCATCGTCTTTATATTCCCATTTTCCAGTCAGCACGACAGGTTCTTTGACTTCTTCCTTTGCTTCCTCTTTTGGAGTTTCGGCAGATGCTTCTGTCTTCTTGGATGATTCTTTTGTTCCTTTTGATGAATCGGAGCTATTGCCACAGGCTGTAAACGACAGTGCCATGCTTCCGATCAGAATCAATGCTACAAGTTTCTTTTTCATAATTTTCCTCCTCATAAAAAGTGTTTCTATATAATCGCATATGCGGTTATACCAATTTCATCACAGACAACTGTGGTATAAAATACACCACATAATTATCTACCCGTTTACAAATCCCGTACTTATTCCGGTAACATTCAATACATTCTTCCAGAAATTCTTCTGTCACTTCTAGGTATTCTGCAATCTCATATCTGCTCTGGCATCCATGCTCGTAGGCATTTACAAGTCCGATCAGCCCGATCAGGCGGTTGTACCCATGCAGTCGAGCTTGACGTTCCTGTTTTCGGTTGACAGCAGATGTCATATCGAGGATATTTCCGACAGATGTTTCGTGGTGTCCGAGTTCTTCAGCTAAAGCACAGGCCTTTTCCGGAATGGTCATGTCTTCTCGGATGGCAATAACACCATCACAATACAGTCCTTTTATGTTATTGCTTTCAAAACGGTAATTTAAAACATCGACATCATCTTGATAAGCTACATCTTCTAATTTTTCAAATTTATTCACGTTAGCACCTCAATGTTTCCAATGCCATTATTATTTTCTTCTATTTCTCACAAAATCAGCAAAATTTTTGATTTCTTCCATTTCGGATTCTGTGTATTCTTCACCGTCAAAGTGGGCGGCGAGGGTGGTTGGTTCAGTTTCAAGTCCCAATAACATATCAGCAGAAACATTCAGTGCAGAAGCTATTTTCTTAATTGTATCTACATTTGGCTCGCGTTTTCCACTTTCATATAAAGAATATGTTGATTTTGCAACGCCTATATTTTCTGAAAGATCTTTCTGAGATAACCCAGATTTTAGTCTTGCTTCTTTTAGATTTTCATTGAAGTTTTCTCCCATATTTTAGTACCTCCTGTTAATTTAGATTATAGTTGCATACTGAAAAAGTGTCAATAAAAAAGTTTGCAAAATGAAAAGAAAACTATTGACAAGTTTGAAAAAAGCAATTATAGTATAATTAAAGTTTGAAAAATGCAAATTTACAAATGCGGACTGCATTAGAGAAAGGTTGACAGTTACTGGAACACTAAAGTTCCTTTTCAAGGTGGAATGTTAACGAAGTTTCTCCGAAACAACCAGTATAAGACAGAGCGACTATCTTATAACCAAGTTTTATCCACTTATCAGCTAATGTTTTGGAATAAGCGATTCGTTTTATAATACCACCTCCTTTCATAGAGGCGATTTGCAGTCCGCAACCAATATTATAGCAGAAAGGAGCGAAAAGGAATTGTTTAAAAATTTAGATGCTGAACAGGCAAGACATTCTTACACAAACCAGCGAATGGCAGATATGGTTGGAATTTCAAGAGTATCTTACGAGAATAAGAAAAAAACCGGGAAATTCACTGCGCTCGAAGCGAAGAAAATGTGCAAGATATTCAAGGTGAAATTTGATTATCTGTTTGCAACAGACGATGATGCACCAAGAGCGCATTTATCTGTGAACAAGATTGAGAATGGGTATGCAGAGTGCGATGTACGCCTTACGGCAGGACACAAAAAATAAATTGAATAGGAGGTGTGGAAGATGTGGATTCCAAGAAGATATTGGGAAATTTCAATTAGAAGGCAAGAGGAATTAGAGCGAAGAGTAAAACGCTTAGAACTTATTCTGTTGAAAGAGGCAGAAAATAAAATCGCCAGTCTCTCTGATAAAGAAGCTGGCAAAGAATATAGGGATGGATATTTGTCTATTGAAGACATTATCGATCGAAGAACTAAGGTTGAAAGAAAATATGTTGATCAGGTTATGTATATGTAACAGATGAAGAGGGAGAGAGGTGAGAAGAGATGGCTGAAAGAATATCGATCGTAGCAGTATCGATAGCCGCATTTTTAACGGCTATCAATCAGATATCCATAATTATTACAGCAAAGCAATTATGGATGCAACAGCAGCAATTGCAGCAACAATTAGAGAGGCTACAGAAAGAACGGTCTGAATTATAAAACGTTTAGATTCTATAGCGGATTCTTTTTTGGAATCTTCTTGCATCTTTAAAAGTGTATCATGAGTTTCTTTTAAAAGGGCATCACGTTCACTTTGTTTGTTGATTTCATCAACCATCACTTGTGTGTGCCAGTTGGAATTCATGTGTAATATCTCCTTATATAAATATTTGGCATGGCGGTGCCTGTAGTTAAAAGTATAGGAGAAACAAAAATTATTTGCAACAGATGAAGAGGGAGCGCAGATTACTTCGGCGTAACCGTGGATTATTTTCTGGAAGAGTAAGGAGGGATGAGATGGAAATAGTGGTTGTCCTGTATATTGTTGGAATTGCTTTAATAATGGGATACCTGATAAACAGATATCCCAGAGAAAGAGTAGCTATTATATTCCTTTGCGCAATCGTTGTATTACAAGTTATCCAAAAATGTCTTCATCAAAAATAAAAAGAACAATGCATATGTAACAGCTAAAAGACGTGGAGATGCGAAACCGAGTAATAGGCTAAAAAATGCAATTGCTGGTAGTTCAATCCATATAAGAGCGAATATCATACGAATTTTTGAACGATATTGCCTGTAGTTAATCCGATAAGAAATACTGCGAACAGGGAGATGAGCTTGTTTACATAATTTGTCATATGTTTTGGAAATCTGATCGCAAATTCGGAACCATTGATTATAGCCATATTTATCCTCTTGCAGAGCAGATGGTTTTTCGAGCCAGCGAATCTCTTGACGTAAAACAGGATCAATAAGAAGAGAATGTGAGTTTTCTAATTCATAGTATTTAGAAAGAAAAGCATTTATGTCGTTAAGAGATACTTTTTTGTATAAAAAAGGTTCGATTTCTAAAAAGAGTGGATGGTATACCTTATCTAGTCTTTCACGAGCTAAAGTAAATAAATTAGAGTTTCGACTAATTAGTAATGTAAAGATGCCAAGAGTAAGAGTGACAGATGGCTCTAATAAAATATTTATAATTTTTTCTAAATCGATATTTGATACAAACGAAAGCATGATGATTATCCTTTCATAATTTGATACGGAAATTATACCAGACAGTAGTAGGACAAATCAACAAGTACAACCAGCACCGCATAAACTTCAATAGAAAGTAGGTGATAAATATGAAACCCGATATCGAAAAAATCATACAGGTGATGATTTCTTTATTGGAAGAACAGGAAAAAGTGAAAATTACATATACCATTGAGAAAACCGCGTAAGCGGTACCAGTTGGACAAGTAAAGGAGGGATAAGAGATGTTTTATAAGATTGCAAAGGCACTCAGCGTAACGGCAAGCATTACCGGAATCTTGATGATGGCTGGTGCGTGCTCAGTGAAAAGTCAGGAGCTGTTTTATTTATATGCAGCACTTGGAATCACAACACTTACTACCGGAGCATTTGCACTGGAATACTTCCGGATCCGGGAATGGCAGTACCGGAAAAGGAAAACAAGGGAGGCGAAGGAACGTGCCAGAAGAGAGGCAGCGTAAGAGCATCCGAGTGGGAGAGATCGACAAGATGATCGAAACACTTGAATCTCTGGAAAGAGTAGACAAGACTGCAGATTACCACAAACGGATGGCGATCGCATATTTAAAGAATTTTGCAGATTGCCTGGATGATAAAGGCGTAAAAACAATAAAAGTGCAAGGATAAAGGAGGACAAGCAGTGAAAACAGTAAAAGTAACACCGGATAACATTATATCAGTAATTGATGTAAACTTTGATGATTTCCGTGATCTGCAGAAAGCAGTAGGCGGGCATTTTGAAATCGTAAGCACGAAAACCTTATATGAGACATTCAAGATGCCTATGATCATGTTAGTGGATGAGGACGGAATAATGAAGCAGAAAGAAGTCAACCGCCTTGGAAGCTATTTTTATGATGCAGACAGGCACGGATGGCCAATCTTAGGAGATATTGTATTTGCAATTGCAGCCGGAGAAGATATTGAAGCACCGGATGATGCGGAAGCTCTGATGGTATTCCTGAAAATGAATTTTTCATATTTAAAAGAAGAATAAAAAACGCTTGCGAAAAGAAATATCGCAAGCGCCGCAACCATAAAGGTACACGAATAATCTAAGCACTTATAGTGTACCTTTTAGCGGTTGGAAAGTCAAGTATTTACAGGGCGACTGCCCTTTTTAATAACTTGATAAGACTATTAAAGTTATGAGGACACGCTATGAGAATCAGACGAGTGACATACGATTTGGGAAACGTAATAGAGAGACAGGAATATCTGGACGGAAGGTATGGAGCACCGGGAGAGAAGAGAGCCAAAAAGAAGAAAGCCACACCGGAGGAAGTGGAGCAGGTCAACCAATGGACCAGGGAAAGGAAAGCACGTCACAGACTTCGGATGTATTTCAAAGTGAATGATTACTTCTTCACACTCACATATCCGAAAGAAGAACGTCCGCCGGACATGAAGCAGGCAAAGCAGGATTTCAAAGAGTTTTACCTGTTCTGCAAGAAGGAATACAAGAAAAGAGGACAGGAGCTCCGCTGGATCCGCAATATTGAATGTACCCCGTCCGGTAACTGGCACGTCCATGTAGTTCTGAACCGAATTCCGGACACTGATCTGATCATAGCTGCAGCCTGGAAGCATGGGAAAGTCCGAAACAAGCAGTTACTCTACGAAAAAGGTGAGTTCCGGAAACTGGCGCAATATGTTACCAAAAACGAGAAAACCCAGAAAAAATACGTGGATGAGGGCGTACTGGATCATGAGATTGCAGAAGCCAATTTTTCTACGTCTCGGAACATGCCACTCCCAGAACCTAAAACAAAGATTTTATACCGGTGGCAGAAAGAACCAAAACCGCCAAAGGGATATTACATAGCAAAGGATTCTTTTTATGAGGGAATCAACAAAGCAACCGGATTTCCATATCGGCATTATGAAATGATCCGGATAAGGAGGACGGAAGATGAAGATAGAATTGTTCACGGAAGTAAACTTCCGGGGACCAACCGCAAAAAACGGAAAGTGCATCGCTCTGGTAGAATGCGAGACTAAGAAAGGACCGGCGGTCAAAGCACAGATCGAGACCGAACAGAATACGACCTACCACAGAATGAGCATGATCGCGATCCTTGTCGGTCTAAGGATGCTCCGACCGTGTGAAGTAACCGTCTACACGCCGGATCAGTTCCTGGTCACAACCATAAACGAAGGAAATATGGACAAATGGAAACGGGAAGAGTGGCGCAGACCACATGGAAAAGAGATAAAAAACAAAGAGCTCTGGCAGGAACTGTATGAGCAGACACAAAAACACCGTGTAACTCTTGAATTTTCTGAGTCTACACGGTATTCCGATAGACTACAGTCCAAAATGAGATAAAAACAGGAGAAAACCTTGAAAACACCGAGAAAGAGAGGAATTTGAAATGACAACCAGTGGAATCACGAATATCAACGCCAAGCTGATTCACCAGCATCCGGATAACCCACGAAAAGACCTGGGTGATCTGACGGAGCTGAGTGAGTCAATCAAGAAGAAAGGAATTATGCAGAATCTTACGGTCATTCCGGGGCACTGGGATGAAAACCGGGCGCACCATGAAGAAGGATACACGCTGATCATCGGGCACCGCCGGTTCGCTGCCGGAAAAATGGCAGGCGTAACTATGTATCCGTGCCGGATCGTGCAGGACATGAGCTACAAAGACCAGGTCGGAACCATGCTGGAAGAGAATATGCAGCGCATCGATCTGACGGTCCTGGAACAGGCGGAAGGCTTCCAGATGATGCTTAACCTTGGAGATACGGAAGAACAGATTGCGGAAAAGACCGGATTCTCTAGGACAACCGTGCGCCGGAGGCTGGAGATTGCGAAGCTTGACCGGGATCTGGTGAAGGAAAAGACGGATGAGAACGGGGCATATCAGCTAAATCTAAAAGACCTTGCCCAACTGTCGAGAATCGAGGATGTTGAAACCAGAAACCGAATCTTAAAAGATGCAACAGACTCCAGACAGATTCAGTGGAAAGTAGAAACAGAGATTAAAAACAGGGAGAAGGAGAAGAATAAGAAGATTATAATCGAGCTCTTGGAGGCAGCAGGAATAAAGAAAGCCACAAAGGAGATAGAGAGAAAACGCTATACCGAAGAGGTAAAAGATAAAAAGAGTATTCCACTGGATAAAGAGCCGCCAAAGAGAATCAATATCCGCGGAAAAGAACTGTATTATCTGGATGATTGGAATGGGATTGATGTAGTGGAAAAACTCCCGAAATCAGAAAAGGTTGAAACGGAATGGGACAGGCAGAGAAAAAAGACAAAGCAGTTGAAAGCTTTACAGAAAAAAATGAATGAAAGAAAAAAAGAATTCATCCGGACAATAGCAGACGGAAAAATCGAACTGTTAAAAGATGAGGAACGCCAGAAAATCATTGAAAAGATGATCCGGAACATGATGGAGAAGTCCTGTTGGTTAGGAAATGGAATGGTTCTAAAATTTTTTACCGGGAAAAGCCTGTATGATGCAGATGAGAAAGAAAAGGAAGAAGCAGAAGAAAAAATACAAACACTGGATACGCAGGTGTTGCTCCTGATTGCAATAAACAACATGATGGATGATTATACCGGGGATTTAGTAGAGTATTCCGGAGAATACAAAGAGGATGCCGGAAAGAGATACCAGGAATGCTTCAAAATCTTAATGCGTTATGGCTGGAGTTATGAAAGAGAAGAGGCGGATTTGGTCTACGGCAACCATGAGCTATACAAAAAGGAGTCCTAAGATGGAGCAGTTAAGTGTAGAAGACTGGAAACCGGATGCCTGCCCGAAAAATATAACCGTAGAAGAATATCTGGCCACATTTCCCAAAATCAAATTAACCCGCCGGGAATATCTCCAGACAATTCCCTTGTATCATGCGGCTCTGTACCTTGCAGAGACAACCCAAAAAGTACACAGTTCACAGGAATGGTATCTGTATTTAAACGAAAAAGTAGATCAAAACGGGGAGGTGTTATCTGATGAATATGATGTTTCCGAAACCAACCAAACAGAAGAAACGTAAGAAGCACAAAAAAAGCATCATGCAACCAAAAGGCGACCGCCGGTGCTACCTGTGCATGTTACTGGATGGAGATTTTACATATAAGCCGTATCTGGAAGAGCATCATGTTTTGTTTGGCAACACCCATGCATTTGCAGAGGCGGAAGGGTTAAAAGTAAATCTCTGCCTGGAACATCACCGAAACGGACCGGCAGCAGTCCATAACAATGCCAAGAACGCACGGATCCTGATGGCGAAAGCCCAGGAGGTTTACGAAAGAACCCATACAAGGGAAGAATGGATGAAAAACGCCGGAAAGAATTATTTATAGGCACCACAGGAAGTTAATATATCACAATTTCGCAGAGTGCATGGCTGCCCGGTGCGGCAGCCAGAAAGGAGCGACATGAAGAAAGAGTTACTGGAGATCAAAAGAACTCTAACAATAGACAGGTACAATATCACAAGGATAACCGGATATATCGTAGATAATGACCGGAACTGCAGGTTGGAATTTGTCAAAAACTTTTTAAACCTCGAAGAGACGGAAACGTTCAAATACTTGGATATCTTCAAAAAGGTTTTATCCGGAAAGCCTGGAAGAAATATGTTTCAGCTGGAGTTTAAGGAGGAAACAAGAAAGCAGCATCTGGCCACGATTGTAAAAACAGGATTAGAAGACAATGATGTACGCCAGATCTTCCTGGAAGAGATTGCAGAGTCTATTGGCATATTGAATAAAGAGTATTCTTTGATTCTAATTGCCAGTGGAATCTACGACATTCCGGGAATTGCCATGGACGGAGCGGATCTGGATGAAAGTGAAGAGGTTTATGAGTACATGATCGGATGTATCTGCCCGGTAAGCTTATCGGTAGCAGGATTATCTTATAAACCAGAACTGGCAGATATTCAGGAACGTACAAGAGACTGGGTAGTAAGTATGCCGACACAAGGATTTTTATATCCGGCATTTACAGACCGCCATGGAGATCCGGAACATATCTGGTACTACAGCAAAGTTCCGGATAAACCGGACGCAGGTCTGATCACGCAGACACTCCGATGCGGGATGCCATCCACACCAAAAGAGCAAAAAGAAGCTTTTAGGGAAGGGTTAAATGCAGCAGACGGAAAAGTAAGCCTGGAACAGGCGAAAGATATTTATCATTACCTTGGAAGAATCCGTGAAATAAAAGCAGAATCCAACAACCGGATATTAAAAGGCGCGGAGCTGGAAAACGTATTAAAAAGCATCGGGATAGATTCGGAACTGGCAGCAGAAAAAACAAAAGACTGTGACGCGGCTGAAATCGATGCGGACAACACAGTGAGCACGAAGACATTTGAGATTGGTCTTACGGATGCACATGTAACAGTAAGCGCAGACAGAACGGACCTTGTTACCTTAGAGACGATTAACGGAGAAAGGTACATTATGGTAAAAGCGGACGGAGACATAAATGCAAATGGAATCATTTTAGAGAACCGGGAGGGTGAGAAAGATGAAGAGGAAGACGACTAAACCCGGCAATATGCGGGCGTTCATATACTCGGTAAGCAAGGTAAGACGGAAAGGAACAAAAAATGAAAGTTGGAGACAAAGTACAGTTAAGGCGCAGGATCTCCCAGAAGGGAGGTAAGACCAGACTCGCCACGGAAAAAGTCACGATTCTTGGAATCTATCCGTACCATGTGCAGATCAGGAATCAGAAAGGGATTGTGAGGAGCTATATAAACTGGGAGTGGCAGCAGTTGACAAGTAAAGAAGGAATGGAAGGCGTGGAATCGTGGCGCAGGAAGGGGTAAATAATGACTGAAAAGGAAGTATGCCTGATGTGCGAAAACTATTCAGAAGATACGAAATGTGATCAGAAAGATAGCTGCAAACTCATGGCAGTATTAAAAGAAAATCGAGAACTAAAGAGAAAAGTAAGCCAGTTGAAACACCAATTGGATGAATCGGAGCTGAAAAGATCATACATGGTAAATCCAAGTGCAATTGGATACCGTAATGATATGGGGTGGTAAAGGAGAAGAAAAATGGGAAAATTGTCAAGAAGAGATATGGAAGAGCTAAGAGAAGCCTGCAGCTACGATTGCGGATATACCGATACAGAAGAGGTTGTAAAAGATATCACAGCGCAGGTTCTTGAAGAATTGGATTCGGATACAACATATGGAGATGAGGTTGGACTGGTAGACAGTGACAGAGGCGAAGAATTTACAACGCTGGATGAGTTTGTGAGGATCTTCTGGGATAAGGCAGTAGAAAAGATCCTGAATGTTGTAGAGTCACAGGGGAGGTAAGCACATGGAAAATAGAGAATTAAAAGCGTGTCCATTTTGCGGTGAAGAGCCAACCATGACAACAGTAGGCAACACATCAAGTAATTATGATGTGGGCTTTGATTTTTATGTAAAATGTTATGGATGCGGAATTAGTCTTCCAAGACGATATGAAGTAAGAATGACACTTGAAAATGGTGAGCTGAGAATAACAAAAGACGAAAGAAACAAAGCGATTGAGGAATGGAACAAGAGAGGAAAAAAAGACCAATGAAACTGATTGATGCGGACGCACTAATAAAAATATTTGACTTAGGCAGTAAAAATGGTTATGTTTTTGTGAATTTTAAAGATATCGTGGAAATTATAAAAAAACAGCCAGAAGCGTACAAAGCAGATGTTGTAGCAACTGAGTTGGAGCAATTAAAGTTGGATGGAGCTTGCAATAATGAAGACTGCAGACATTGCAAATATTTCGCAGAGTGCTGAGATGGAGAAATGAGTAGCTATCTTGCGCTGGATAAAGCGATTGAAATCGTAAAGAGGAGTGGACTGGATGAAAGTTAAGATCGAAGACTTCTTACTGGCAATGGGAGATTATTGCAGAGAGCATAGTCCTGAAGAGTGTGCTTCTTGCAAAATGAGTGTAGATCATGGAGATCCGGGCGATGGTACAGTTTTTTATGGATGCGCTATGTTTGGATGCGAGTATCCAAAATATGCCAAGATGGTGAAAAAAGAAATTTTGAAGTACATGAAAGAAAGGAAGAAGGATAATGGGTAGAGAAATATTATTTAAAGCCAAGGGCGGGGTGAGTGGTAAATGGGTTGAAGGATTGGTTTTTAATGCAGGTAATATGCAATATATTTATACCAAGCCGAAATCAGACGGCAGCAGACAGGAAATATATGAGGTTGATCCGGATACGATCTGCCAGTACACTGGACTCATGGATAAGAATGGAAAGAAGATCTGGGAGAATGATATCCTTATGTGCCATGATAATCCGGTTGATCTTGTAAAAGCAGTATTCGGAGAGTTTAACGTCATAGAAGCGAAAAGCGAAAAAGTAATAGACAGTGTAATTGGATGGCACTACGAAACGATTCCGACGGATGCTCTGAGCAAATGCGAGCCGTTTTGCTATTCAATGCCATTAACGGAAGATTATGTAAAATTGTGTGAGATGAAGGCTATCGGGAATATTTGGGATAAATCGGAGGATGCAAAACCAAAGGAAACCGATAATATTATTTATCATGATTTCATGAAGAAAGGAAGAGAATAATGAGTAATGGATGGATTCCAACAACAGAAAGACTCCCAGATCAACGGGAATTTATTGAGGCTTATGTCCGGCATGCATATGCAGCGGAGTTTCTGGCCACGATCGAGGGAGCTGATAAGGCAACAACGCTGTATTATTCCCAGACTGGTGTCTGGTTCGATGAACAGGGAGAACCATATAAGGTTGTGGCGTGGATGCCGCTTCCGGAAAGGTATAAAGGATAATGGAAGATAAATATACAAAGATATTTGTATGGATAATTACGGCAGTTACAGTAATTATTGGAATGAAATGGACGGGATCGGCGTGGTGCTTATGGGGGCTGTTCATTCCGACAATGATAGAGTAGGAGATGATGAAACATTGTATAAAAACCAGGAAGGATATCGTGATCCGACAGCAGGCAAAGCCATCCAGGATGCAAGCCGCATTCCACACCACGTAAAGGAAGCGCATAAAGCATTAAAAGATATAGCAAGTCTGCTTGGATTCGAGGTCTTAGTATTGAGAGACAGGAAGACAGGGAGGGTATACCGATGGAAACAGTGAAAGAAGAGAACGAGAAGAAAAAGGAATACCTGAAACAGTACGGCAAAGCATTACGCCAGGAGAAGCGGATCGAGGAAGAGCTGGAACGCTTAAAGCTGGATAGGATGCTTCCGGGAGCACTGGCAGCGGATGGACTGCCAAAAAGCAGCAACCTTTCTGATCTGTCGGATTATGCAGCAGAAGTAGACGAACAGGAACGGAAAATGGTGGAACAGAGGAAGAAAAGAGTCAGGATCCGGACTGAGATCAGGGAAAGAATTGAGCAGATGGAAGACGAGACAGAGAAAGATATCCTGACTTATCACTACATAGATCTTATGAGATGGAAAGAAATCTGTGCAAGAACCGGGTATTGCTGGCAGTATGTACATAAAAAGCATTCAGATGCATTGAAAAATTTTAAATATGCGATAGAATGCGACACTCAACCTGTGATATAGTATATGCAGGTAAAGAATTGAAACAGGGCAGCAGTCGAAAGATTGTTGCCTTTTTCTTTGCCATGAATTCCAGAAAGAGGTTTTGGCGGTTTACTCTGGAAAGAATTTATTCATACGTCGGTACATTTGTTTGTTGCAATTACTTTTTTAGAACTCCTTATTACAGATACAGAAACCGTCAGAGGAAAAGATATGAAGGAACAACGGAACCCAAGAAGTGCCAACGGGAATCTGAGAAGAAAACACCGGGCGAGGTTTAAAGCAATAGGTGGAGAATGCGGGATATGTAAAGGCAGGCTTGGCCCCATACATTACAATGAACCAAGCGATAGCAAACATCCGTTGTCTTTTGTTATAGATGAAATCAAACCGGTGTCAAGGTGGCGTGAGTTTGGATATAACTCACGTGAAGCAGCGGCACAGGACTGGAACAACCTGCAACCGGCGCATTACTGTTGCAACGTAGCGAAAAGCAATAAAACGTTGAATGAAATGCAGAGGAGCCAGCAAAAGCCCAAAATGAACGTTACAGATGGGGAATGGTGAGAAGTGCAAACAGAGGGTGGGGAGGGTACCCCGCCACGCGGCGGCGGCGACCACCGCTGTCCAGCGCCGATTTACCCACAGGAAAATTTT